GTTGGTGGAGACTTTGATGCAGTTATAGGAATTAGAATCTGTAACACTACCACTGGTACTGTTTTAGCTAGTTGTCAGATTGTAAATGGCGGAAACGATCACTTCATTGCAAAGAATGTAAGCGTTCCACCAAACTCTGCAATCGAACTAATTCAAGGTGGTGCAAAAATTGTTTTAGAAAATGGTGATACTCTTAAAGCACAAAGCAACACTGCTTCGTCTTTAGATATAGTTACATCATTTATTGACAGTATTAGTACATAGGAGGAATTATGACGGCA